CGCTGAAAAGCCGAGTCCGTCCGTCTTGCATGTTTTCGCTGAAGATGTCAAAGTAATCTCCGTTTTCTTTTTCGTATATTCCGAGATGTTGAATTGAGTCTAACATTTTTATTCTGTGGATGCTTGGATGAATCTTTTTGAGTCAAACCGTGGGTTTATCTTTTCAAAGGCATTGGCAAGTTTTTCGGCTAATTGTACCAAATGAAACTGGGAGCAATTGAGATCCGCCTGGGACTCATTCAATTGTTTGCTTAATTGTTTGGCGACTATTTCAAAATGTTTTCTTGTCATGGTTTTTTTTATTTTAGTTTTTGGTTTTAAAAATGATTTCTAAAAGATTTAAGGTGAGCTTAAAAAAAGGTTGTTGATCTTGCATTATTCTTTTCCTTTCTATTTTTGGGGGCGAAGTTATTTGGTTGTTATTTCTGTGATTGTGTCTTGAATAATTTCGTCAACTTCGGAAAACATTTCAAGGATATTTTCAGCGTAAACCTTTGCGAATTTTCCTTCTTCTTTAATTTGGTCTTGGCAAAGTTTTGCCCAACTCACGACCTGAGTGTGAATGTCTTTGACCTTTGAAGCAATTTTGTAATCGCTTGTTCCGTAAAGGATTCCTGAATTTTCAGGATTTATGGCGTCCAGAATATTTTGCCTTGAACCGTGGAAGTCTTTGTTAAGAATTTCTGAAGAGATCATTTTTTGCTGTGGTTGGAATTAATTAATTTAAAACCCTATTCTGTGGGTTTTTTTGCAAGGTGTCAACTTTATTTCAATTTTTTTTTATCGGTGATTTTATTTATAGGAACAAGATTTAGACTATACATAAGAGTTATATAGAACTCGGGGGCGTGGCTATATATATGTATAGGGAAATAGATAGCTCTAAATAACGTTCTAAATAAAGTTATGTATAACGTTATGTATAGCGTTATGTATAACGTCGCCCCCTATAGGGGCGAGGTTGTCGCCTTATGTATAACGCCTTATGCATAACGCCTTATATATAGCACGTTATGCATAAGGGTTATGTTTAACGACTTCTAAACAACCTTGTAATTTGTTCCTCCCAAAACAATTTCAAGAATGGAAGTCAAGGAAACATCTCGCAGGATAATTTTTTCTTTGAGATTGTCTTGCGTGGAAGATTCTTTGCGTTTTGGCAAGAATTCTTCAATTTCTGATTTGTCGATTTCTACGCCATCGGCAAGGAAAATTGGAGTTGAAAGAGTTTTCTCAACTTTTGTTTCCAAGTAATGTTTTCCCTTGTGTTCGACAAGTGGGGTTCCTGCTATACGTTGACCCCAACGACGTTCTTGCAAGGGGCGAGGTTCGACACCTTCTTTTTTTGCTTGTTCGGCAATTGTGTTTTTATATGAAAAGCCGATTTCCACAAGGACATCCGAAATTTTTTCAATCAACCCATGTGGGTTGTTTGTCTTTTTCGCTCTTGCGTTGGTTTTCATTTTGATTTGAGAAATTGCATTTCCTTGCATTTCGGCAAGTCTTTGCAGGAGGTCGAGTCTTGAGATGGTTTCCATTTTTTAAGATTTTTTGAGTTGAGTTGAAAAGATTAATCCAAGGGCAAGAATTATTAATGCTTCCATTTTATCCCCAGATGTCGTTCTCTATGTTGTCGTTGTCAATGTCCATTCCAAAATGAGTTTGCAAGTCTGCAATTTCTTCTTGGATTTCACCTTGGGAAACGTGGAAAAGTGTTGGAATTCCAATTTCTGTCGGGATGTTGATTTCTTCTGTTTCTTCTGGTTCCATTTTTTAGTGTGGTTGATTTTTTAGGAGAACATAACAAGGCAAAAATTTACATAAATTATTACCATGTTTACGATTATGAAAATTATTTCTGGAGTGGACATTTTTTTATTTCCTGTAATTAATTGATTTAAAAGAATTATCTTAAAAAAAGAGGGTCGAGTCAAATTTATTTTAAAGTTTTTTCACAACGTCGCCCCCGCTTAAAACAGACGAACCAAAACTATCGGTTCAAGTTTTTATATTACAAATGAATACAAAAGAATATAAATACATACAAACCCCCACCCCATTATTCAAAAAAAAAGGTAAGTAGATACTTACATAGCGGAGGGGGGGCACTTTTTTCAATATCCCAATTAAAAAATAAATTATAATATATTAGGCAAGATATTCGCGTGTCGCCTGATACATGCAGGGGGGTACCCCTTTAATGAAAATAAAAAAACAAAACCCAAAACCCAAATATCCGCTAATCGAAAAAAATCCCCGACCCTTATAGAAAAAGAAACAAAAAGAAATTACTGCCGCGATTGTTAATTTGAAACGTGAGATTATCTTTAACCACTGAATCAATGATATAGCAGTTTTAAAGAGAGGATGTTTAAATAAATTGAAAAATTATATTGTATTCAGTATAATCTATCATATGAAGTTTATTAAATACATCCCCCTTTTATTATTTACTCTTTCAATTAACGCAGCGCCTCACAACAAAAAGGTTGCCCAATATCTTCAGGATGTTTCTGTGACCATTAAGGCCAAAGCAGAATATAATTCTTCCGAAGGGTCTGGCGTTTTAATTATTAGAGAAGTCGAAGGCAAAAAAATTACTTTTGTTTGGACGGCTGCCCATGTTGTAGATAATCTTAGAAATATCCGCGAAATCATAGATGAATCAGGTCGCCCACGAAAAGTCATTGAATTTAAAGATGCTGAGATTGTTAAGGAATTAGTGGAAGAAGGAAGAAGAGTTGGTGAGATTAAAATGTCTGCGTCAGTAGTAAAATATAGTAATGCAGATACTGGTCATGATTTAGCTTTACTTATGGTTAGAGCTAAAGATTATGGAAAAACAGGTGCGCGATTTTATTTAGATGATAAAGATCCCATCATACCAATTGGCACTCAACTATTTCACGTAGGTTCTTTACTTGGGCAAATGGGTGCAAATAGCATGACTACGGGAATTGTATCTCAGGTTGGCCGTATTATCGAAAAAATGGAATATGATCAAACTACAGTTACGGCTTTTCCAGGTTCTTCAGGAGGAGGAGTATTTTTAACCGATGGAAGATATGTAGGAATGTTAGTTCGAGGAGCTGGAGAAGGATTTAATCTTACGGTCCCCATTAGAAGAATAATCTCGTGGACTAAAAAGAATAAAATTCATTGGGCTATAGACCCCGAAGTAAAAATGCCTACCATGGATGAAATATTAGAATTGCCCGTAGAAGATTCGGGTTTAGGAAAAAAGAGCGGAAACTCTGAAAAAAATAAAGATTTTCCTTATTTAATAAAAGTAACTCCATCTTCACCGAGCGTTAATCCCCCCTCTCTTAAAGGCGAATTTAATTTCGTTAAGCCTCAATTATAAAATAAGATAAGAAATTCTCTTAAAATTATTATGAATAAGTCATCCTCGGTTTCTCAATACCTTCAGGCTACGCAAGAAAAGCATTATAAGTTTACTCGTGGACGCTAATAGGAGTGAAAGGCCTAAGTTAATCCCAAAAAAGGCAAAGTTTAATTTCCCACGAAGATTTAAATGTTCCCATTTTAATTCTTCTTCCTTAGGATTCTTCTCGAACGTCTTTTTGGTCCTCTCTTTTATCAATCTCTAAACTGCGAATTTCAGCTTCAAGATTTTTAATGGCGTCTTTATGATGTTCAATTTTTTGCTTGAGTCCCTCGCGGGCTAATTCGTGCTTATCTTGCTTATACTCTTTTTGCTCTAATTGCTTTTGTAGGTCTCTATCGTCAACCTTTACAAAATAACTGCCATCGCTTTCTTTTTGATCTTCAGAGTCTCCTTTGGTATATTTGACTTTATCTTCATTGTCAAATTCTTGATCTTTTTTAAGGTCGTGGATTTCAACTGATTTTTTAGTCGAAGGCTTGCCTTTTTTTAATTTATCAATTTTCTTTTGATCGTCTTTAATGGCGTCTTTTTCATGCTTGCCTTTTTCTTTTTTGTCGTCTTTATCCAATTCCTTCTTATCAATTTTTTCCCATTCTTTTTTAGTTTTCTTTTCGGCGTTAGACTTAGTAAGCCATTCTTCGGGAAAAGAATCTATAGTATTTTCGGAATTGTAAAATTTATCACGAATTTGTTCTGAGAGATCTACTTTTTTCATAATATATATTATATATACACATGGAACAGAAGAAAACAGAACTTTATAATTTAAAATATTAATAAAAAAGGAGGGTTTCCCCTCCTTTTTAGACTATATGTTAATTATTTTTTAGAAAATGTACCATATGATCTGATTAGGGTAATTTTTTAATTTACCTGCGAACCCTGTTTGCGGCTCTACAACGTGCCATCCCTCACTCGTATACATTAAGTTTAAAGCGTGGAGATAATCTCCTCCGCTAATTCCACCCCAATCTTTTTTTTGTTTTACGAAAATAACTCCAACAAGTAGTTCGTTTTCGCTCCAGCTCTTATAACCAGAAGCTGACATTAATGATCGATATAGGTAAGCAAAGTTATCGCAATCATATGCGTCTCCCTTGCCTCTATATTTTAAGTGTTTAGTAGCGGGAATAAACCATGTATTGAATTTTTCAAAATACGAATGCTTTATACCAATATATGTTTGATCAACAAATATAGCTTTGTGTAAGTTGTATACTTTTATATTTAAACTTCTTTTAGCCTCAACGTCTGTCATTTTGGGAGAATGACGTTCTATTTTTGGCATTTGAAGTAACTCTTCGCTTACTGACGTGGAGGAAGTAGAAATGCGTCCAGTGCGCTGTTGCGCAAAAACGTTTCCTATTAATCCCCCTGAAAGTAGCAATATTGCTAGCAATTTCCTTGTCCCCATACCTATACTTACACTTAGCGTATTATAAGTAAGGGCAGATCATATCTAGGCATTCGTTTTCTTTTAAGATATTCTCCAGACCAAAGTGCTTGGGGGTAATATCAAATAATTCTTTTTTTGTTACCCATTTGTATTTTTCATTTTCATACAAATCTAATTTCACTTCAAATTGCTTGGGAACTATAGCAAGAAAACTAACAAATTGAAAAGTTTTGTAAATATGTTTAAAAAATGGCACAGTAATCATTTCGCCTTTATAACCTACCTCTTCTTCGCATTCTCTTTTTGCGCAATCTAAGAGGGTTTCTCCTGGGTCGCATCCGCCTCCTGTAGGACACCATGTGTGAGGTTGAGGAGAAATTTTAGACCTATATAGCAGTAATGCTTTTTTTGTGTCCTTAGCTATTATGAATAACCCTGCAGCTTTTCTCATAAATTACAGTTCCCCTCTTACTTCGTCAATAAGGCCAAACTCCAGAGCTTCATCAGAAGATATCCACCAATCTTTTCTATCCCAGTTTCTTTTTATTTTTCTTTTGCTTAAATGTGATCTTTTTTCAAAAATCTCTAGAATTCTTTCTTCTATTCTTTTTATCCAAGAGACTTCATCTTCGATCTCAAAAGTTTTTCCTACCGCTCCGAAAGCTGCTCGATGAATCATCATCCATGCTTGATGCCCCATCCATCTGTGTTCTCCAGATTGAAGTAAAACTCC